GAGATGCGTGAAATGTTTGGTGATGACTTTTATCTAAAGCCCCGAAGTCGTAAGCACCGTTATGTTTTTATTAATGCTTCTAAGGGTCGTAAAAAGCAAATACTTGCTAAGTTAAAATATCCCGTAAAGCCCTATCCAAAAGATTAAATCTTGTGTTAGAGTTATCTTGTTAGATGTTCTGTATTTCATTTAACTGCCTTCCTTTCGTTGAAGAAAAACCGTCAGACTAAAAAACTGGCGGTTTTTCTGTTTTTTGTTATAGACTTAATCCTAAGTTTATACAGCGTTTTTCAAAAAAATCCTGTGTACAAAAGTAGTACATTATTATATAACTTACGAAAGGATAATAATGACAGATATGTGGGGAACTCCACCATCATCACCGCTACCACCCACCGCTCCAGCACCGAGCCTGATTATTCAGCCCACCGAGCAAAAGCCAGAAAAAGAAAAACGCAAGTCAGCCCGCATCAATCCAGACGCAATTCCAGTGCTAGCAATAGCAGTCGGATTGGTAACTGTCCTTATGGTGACTTCTTTCTGCGTATCTTTTACGGGTATTTATACCGTTTCCGCTTGGACAGGTATCCCAACATCTTTACAGTGGCTACCAGCATTGTTTATTGACGCAGCAATACTTGCTTACACAATCGCATTGGTAGTTTTCAAGGCTCGTGGTGAAAGCACTTGGCGAACACTTGCTGGTCTAACTGCCTTTGCTGCTATCTCAGTTATCGCAAACATCGCTCATACTTTGGCTTTTTGGAACGGCTCTTTTAATGACTACCGTGCTTGGATTGGTACAATGATTACAGCAGCAGCGCCTATCGCTGTGTTGCTAGCGTCAGAGGAAATTACTCGCCTAGCATTTGCCTTACCAGAAAGTGAGTAATTAGATGAAAACTGCATTGATTTTTGGGGCTGGTGGATTTATCGGTAGCCATATGGTGAAGAGACTAAAGTCTGAAGGATATTTTGTTAGGGGAGTTGACCTAAAATATCCAGAGTTTTCAAAGACTGAAGCAGACGAGTTTTTTACTAACGACCTTAGAGACCCACTAATTGTGGATAAATTAGTCTCAAACCACGGTCATACATTTGATGAAGTCTATCAATTTGCTGCCGATATGGGCGGTGCTGGTTATATTTTTACTGGCGAGCACGATGCAGATATTATGCATAACTCTGCCAGCATCAACCTAAATCTTTTAAATTCTCTAGTCAAATTAGAGAAATTAAACAAAAAGCACCCAGTAGTTTTTTACAGTAGCAGTGCTTGTATCTATCCTTCCTACAATCAAGAAGACCCAGACAACCCGCTATGCACCGAAGAATCTGCTTACCCTGCTAACCCAGATAGCGAATACGGCTGGGAAAAATTGTTTAGCGAAAGACTTTTCTTTTCTTACTCTAGAAATTATGGCATTCCAGTTCGTGTAGCAAGATTTCACAATATCTTTGGACCAGAAGGAACTTGGCAAGGTGGCAAAGAAAAAGCACCCGCTGCCATCTGTAGAAAAGTAGCACAAGCCATTGACACCATAGAAGTATGGGGAGATGGAAAGCAGACTCGCTCATTCTTATTTATTGATGAATGTATTGAAGCGGTTGTAAGACTAGTTCAATCAGACTTCCAAGGTCCAATAAATATTGGCTCTGAAGAAATGGTTACTATAAACAGATTAGTTGACATAGTTTGTCAAGTTGCTAACAAAAAAATTAAAGTAAATCACATTGACGGTCCAACTGGTGTCCGTGGTCGCAACTCAGACAATACTCTTATCAAAAACAAACTTGGCTGGAATTATGAAATGACCCTCGCTCAAGGAATTGAAAAAACTTATAAATGGATTGAGAGTCAAATAAATGAATAACATAACCAATGGGCAATGGCAAAACGCTCAAAAAGGTGAAATTCATTTTGCAACAAGCGGAAAACAAACATTATGGGCATACGATGCTATTTTAAGACAATTGTTTGATGTGGAAGATGAATATTTTATAGATAAAACTATCTTAGAAATTGGCGGAGGAAGAACACCTCTTGTTGGAAGTATTCAAACAAAGCAGTCCATAAACATAGAGCCACTATGGGATAAGTACCCAGAAGAAGATAAAGTTTGGTCAAATGAAAATAAAGTTATACCTCTAGGTATTCCTTTTGAAGACTTTTTGATGGACAAAATTTATGATGAAATTTGGTTTTTTAACATTCTTCAACACGTTGTTGACCCTAAAGGTATGTTAGAAAAGGCTAAATCTTGCGCTAAAAAAATTAGAGTGTTTGAGCCAATCAATGTTCCTAAAGATAAACTTCATTTACATGTTCTTAAGCCAGAAACATTCACTAATGTTTTTCAAAATCTTGAATACAAAATATATAATGGCGGAAGTATTAAAGATTTTCACGGAGCAAACTGTATCTACTTTGAGTTGGACATTTAATGAAAATATATCTTTGTAATTACTCTGACTTGTCTTATAGAAAAAGACAAGAAGATATGACTATTAGAAATAACTCAACCAAAACATTTGATGAAGTATTTTCATACACTAGAGAGTGGCTAGAGACTACTGATTTTTATAAAGAAAATAGGCACATTCTTGACCAGCCTAGAGGCAATGGGTACTGGTTATGGAAACCATACATTATTTTGGATGCAATGAGCAAAATGGAATATGGAGATGCAATTTTTTATATAGATTGCGGAGATGTCTTTGGCAAAAATTTTAATAAAGTAATTCAAAAAGAATTTCAAAATAGAGATTATCTAGTCAGATTTAGTAGCAACAAACAAGAAAAATATACAAAAGCAGATTGTTTTGTTTATATGGATTGCTTTAATTTCACATACTTAAATGCTCCGCAGGTAGAAGCAGGGGTAATAGGTTTCAAAAAAACTGAAACAAACATAAATTTTATTAATGAGTGGCTATCTTACGCAAAAGACGAAAGAATACTAACTGATATTCCAAATCAATCCGAGGCTAAAAATGCGGATAGTTTTATAGACCACAGGCACGACCAGTCAATACTAAATAATTTATTAGTAAAATATAATTTTTTATATCACTCTGACAATCTCAACTCATTTACATCTTGCAACATAGAAGAAAAAGACCTACAACCACTGCTTTCCGTATTAGATAGGTTAGACAACCCGCTATGAAAAACGATTTAAAAGATTTGACATTTTTAATTCCACTAAGAATTGATTCAGAGGACAGACTTAGAAATATAAAACTTGTTGTTAGTTATATAACTACACATTTTGATACAAACATTTATATTTTGGAATCTGGTAAAACTCAAAAGTTTTTCCCAGAACTTTTGCCAGGCGTTAAATATGTATATAAATTTGACGATAATCCAATTTTTCACAGAACAAAAATTATCAACGATATGCTGGTAGATTGTAATACAAAAAAAGTTTCTTGCTACGATGCCGATGTATTGCTGCCAATCAATTCTTATATAGAATCTTCAAATCTATTAGATAACGGATATGACGCTATTTACCCATACCCAATCACTGGTTTAGAGAACGGCGCTCAAAAAGCAATAACTTTAAATGCTTCAATTATAGAAAGTTTCAAAAATTCTAACTATGACATTGAAAAATTAGAAAATAATAATGTAAAAATACTTGATACAAACCTTGGACATTGTTTTTTTATTAACAAGTCAGTTTATATAGAGTCTGGAATGGAAAATGAAAATTTTATTTCCTGGGGTCCAGAAGACCAAGAAAGACATCATAGATTTAGCGTCTTGGGAAATAAAATTGGAAGACTAGAAAATACCTATGTTTATCATCTTCAACATGCTCGTGGCATAAACTCCAATGAAACGCATCAATATTTTTTAGAAAATGAAAATTTATACAATTTTGTTAAAAAAATTGATGATAAAAATAAAATGCTTGATTATGTCAATTCATTAGATTATTATAAAAATAGATTGGAAGAACTAAAATGATATCTATGTCTACAATAGGAAAAAATGGAAGACTTGGTAATCAAATGTTCCAATTCGCAGCGCTAAAAGGTATTGCAAGAAATCGTAATCTTGATTACATGCTCCCACCAAGCAACGATATTAATGAATATCAAGACCACAGGCTTCTAACATTGTTTGAAATGGAAAATGTTCCAGTGGGAATTACCTACCACACGCAAACAATTAGACAAAAAGATTTTACTTTTGATGAAAATTTATTCAATACTTGCCCAGATGCAGTTGAATTATTTGGTCATTTTCAAAGTGAAAAATTTTTTGCTCACATAAGAGAAGAATTGCTTAAAGATTTTACATTTAAAAATTCAAATTCTATGAGCGTGCCAGAGGGTGATTATGTAGCAATCCATGTAAGGCGTGGAGATTATTTAAAAGAAATTAATTTAAATTACCACCCTACTTGTAGCGCAGAATATTATAAAGAAGCAATGTCTAAATTTGAGCAAGGAACTAAATTTGTAGTTTTATCTGATGATTTAGAGTGGTGTAGAGAACAAGATTTTTTTGCTGGCTGTGAGTTTTGGCAAGGAACTGATTTAGCACACGATATGTATGTAATGACTAAAGCCAAGCACAACATAATTGCCAATAGCACATTCAGTTGGTGGGGCGCTTGGTTAAACAATAATTCAAACAAAATTGTAGTAGCACCAAAAAGATGGTTTGGAAGTGATGCTGGTCTTGATGTAAAAGACATTATTCCAGATAGTTGGATAAAAATATAATATACAATGAATAATCTTCGTATAACTATTGCTGAAACAAAAGCAGATAAAGAAATTGCTGACAAACTTGTTGTCGAGCATCATAGTTATGTCGCATCTGCCAAAGTTGTTGGTCGTTGCATCAAGTACCTAATTTGGTTTGATGACAGACTAGTGGGCACATTTTGGATTGGCTCAGGATTCAAACCGACTCCCAAAGCAATCCTTAACTATTTTGGTAAATCTCAATCTGAATTTGACAAAATCTTTAATGAAGTGGCAGATAACAAGCGTTTTGCTATGGCTGAGCAAATCCCAAATCTTGGCTCGCAAATACTTCGTGCTATTCGTAAGCGTGCCCAGCAGGACTGGCTAGACCGCTACGGGAACAATCTACAAGCAATCGTAACCACAATCGGCAACGGTAAAAAGGGAGCAATCTACCTAGCGGATAATTGGGATAAAGTTGGCGAAACCGCAGGATTGCCTAAGCGTGAGAAATCAGTTTCAATGAAGTGGAATGATGCTGAAGAAATTAGCGAACGATATGTAAAGCCAACTGGCGAAAACAAGAAGATAATACTTATTACCAAACGCTTAGGAAATAAAAAAAGATGACCGAAGGTTTGGCTATTTTATATAGCCGTGTATCTACTCAACTTCAAGTAAATGATGGAGTCTCTCTTGATGTTCAAGAGCGACAACTTAGGCAAGCAGCCGAACTCGCTGGCTTCACTGATGTGGAACTAGTGAAGGAAGAAGGTCGCTCAGGTAAGTCTATTTCGGGTCGCCCTGCCCTTACCAGCGCCCTAAAGAGACTAGATTCGGGAGAAGCACAGGCTTTATTTGTCACCCGTATAGACCGCCTAGCACGCTCTACAAAGGACTTTCTCAATGTGATTGACCGTGCCAATGCCAATGGTTGGCGTTTGGTTATGCTCGATTTGAACCTAGACACAGCATCATATCAAGGTCGTTTTGTGGTCACTATTATGTCTGCGCTAGCCGAAATGGAGCGTGGAATTATTGCTGCTCGTCAGAAAGATGTTCATAAAGACCGCCGAGACCGTGGCATTGTTTGGGGAGTGGATATGGGTCCTATGAATAAGACCCCAGAAGAAATTAAAGAAAAAATTATCTCTTTGCGTTCTTCTGGACTTTCTTACCAGAAGATTGCTGACCGTTTGAACGCCGAGGGAGTCCCGACCCAGAATGGTCGTCAGTGGTATCCGACAACTGTGAAGAACCTTGTTGATTTGCAGAAATAACTTGTTCAAGTTCTAGACCACGCAAAAACATACCATTGTAGTTGTAATCACCTGAGTGGGTTATACGAACCCAAGGCGCTGCGTAAACATCATTACCTAAATCACGCCACAATTTACAAAAAGCATAGTCTTCAGACAAAAGAATTTGACCGTCAGGGTCAATAAAAGTAGTGAAGTATTCATGAATTTCTTCTCCCATAGGTGCACCACCCATCAAAGTATTATTTTTATAAACCTTTACAACTGACTTTAGAGACTCAAAAACATTGCGGCGAATAAACATCATTCCAGTACCGACATCACGGACTTTGAAAGGTTCATTACCGTTGAAAGACTGAGACTCTGCCAAATAATTTACGGCAAAAACACCAGAATAATCCTGAAGATTAGGCAATCCAAGTAGCGCTGCTTGACGAACATTCTCCCAGTTGATGGTTTTCATAGGGTAAATAGCACCAATAAGGTCTTTACCAGACTCAACCATATTTGCTACATCTTGCGGATTGAATCCGTGGTCAGAGTCAATAAAAAGTAAAGCATCAAAATCTGATTTCATAAACTCGTTAGCCAATGTGTTACGAGCACGAGTAATGAGACTTTCGTTTGTGGTGGAAGTGTGGAGTATTGTGTGTCCACGGCGCATAAGTTCTTGCGTCAAATCTGAAAGGCTGGCAACAAAAAAACTTTTAGCAATGCCTGCATACATAGGGGTTGCGATGTAAATTTTCATCTAGTTTCCTTAATTTTTAAAGCGGGGCTGGATAGACAAAAGCGAATAAGTCTATCCAACCCCAGTGTCGAGTCTCTCCAGACAACACTTTTTGTACCACAAAAGTACAATGATAGTATATCAAATTTTTACTAGAAACGAGCCATTCGAGTGACAACATTCCAATCAACATCAGAACTTGTTGGAACTGCTCGTGGCGCTAATTGGCGACCTTGAATCATTGCATCAGCACCAGAGCCGATAATACTTAATCCACGGTCAACCAACTTACGGTTAAAAGCAGTCTGAGTCATAGGCTTTTCACCACGGTCTTCGCTCCACACACGGTAAATAGAGAATAGAGTTTTTACCAATAGAGTGCTGGCTTCATTTTCCATAGTTTCTTCATCTAGGAAAAGTCCCAAACGGTCTTCATTCTTGCGATAAATTTCCGCTGCGTCTTTTACAGCAGTGCACCAACCCAAAGGGTCACGAGCACTGGAACTCAGATACTTGATTGCTCCCTCGACAGCCCAAGACAAGACAGCAGGCAATGCGCCTTCTGGGTCAAAAAGATAAGCCTTTAGGTCTGGGTCAGAAACTTCAGGAACATTTAGCCAAGGAATCGGGCGCAAGCGTCTCCACATAGCATCATCATTAATCATCGGGCGGTGGTTGGTTGTGACCCACAACTTAGCCTGAGACTGAAAAGTAAAAGGCTTCTCGCCTGGAGAACGGGCAGAGATTTCATCTCCACCAGTAAGTTTCTTTACAGAGTTCTCTTTTAGACGCTCGGATTCTGGCAACTCGTCAGCCCAAACCATACGCTTACCACGCAACTCAGCCCAGTGGTAAAGGTCAGTGCTGTTAGAACTTCCATCTCCTTGAGCAAGAATAGATGAATCAAGGGGCCAAGCGTATTGCTTAGTATCTAGAGCCTTTACGATTGCTTCAACAAAAGTGTTTTTACCAGAACCTGGCGGACCATAAACAAGGAACATCACATCTTGTGTGTTCAATCCAGTCAGCGTGTAGCCAACTGCTCGCTGAATCCAATCTTGAAGTTCTTTATCTCCACCAGTTGCGTAGTCAATAAATTGTTGCCAACGAACATTTGTAAGCCCCTGAGTATAGCCAACAGCGGTGCGCTTAGTAATGTATAGGTCTGGGCGACCTTTTAGTAGTTCTCCCGTGCGTAGGTCAATAACTCCATTAGCAACACCTAGCAAATATTTATCTCCGTCCCAGCGTTCTACTTCCGTAACAACACGAGGGTCAGAGTTAGCGCTCTCGATGGCAGACTTTAGGCGACCATTTGATTTAGCCTGATTAGCCCACTTTACAACTTCAGTTTTCTTATCTGGGTCGTCATAATGAACAACTTCAGTAGCAATGATTGGCGGAAGTTTTTTAGCAATCTCTTGCATACCCAAATCTTCGGCATCGCCTTTCCAGTATTGACCGTTCCAAATAAACCAGCCAATGCCTGGGGTATAGCGACAAGATGAACCAAAGGTATCTACGATACGGCGACCATTACCAATGTCCGATAGCGAACGCTTTCCTGGAGTTCCGCCCTCGGCTTCAGTAATAGCATCAGGGTCTTTAGGGATATCAATGTTTCCAGAACCAAATGCCTCACTGATTGATTGACCAGAGCGAGCGGCGCTATCAACAGCACCACCGATAGTTCCAGGCAAAGAACTATTTACAATTTCATAGTCATCTTCATTTTTTGGAGCGGAAGTATTAGGTGCTGTATTTTCATTAGCATACTGAGAAACTGTGTTTGCTTGATTTTTTCTAGCCCAGTCTCCGAGTTCAGGAGATATTACATAAGCAACAGGATTTTCAGCAACAAAGTCCATAGCACGGCGAGTATGCATCAGGATACCGTTAGGTCCTTCAACATTTAGTGGCGGGCTAATCTTTTCGTGGTTGAAACGAATCATCATCGTCTCAATCATCATTCTTTTTTCTGGAGTATCTACGCCAAACTTATTAGCAATAGCGCAACCCAACTTATAGACATCTACAGCACGAGAGCCTTCTTTGATTCCTTCTTCAAGCATCTTGGCAATGTCAACACGCTCTTCACCAAAGTTGAGACCCTCCATCCAATTCCAGTCCGCATCGCCCAAAGACATTGAAGCGTTGCGTGAACCGCCACGGCGAATAACATTTAGCAGTTTTTCTGGGGCTTCAGCAATTTCCATTTCCCAAGGAGCGTGCCCATCAATCCACTGATAATTAACCCCAGAACCATGTCTTGATGGAGCAAGCATTACATAACCGTTGTGCTTGATATCAATACCAGGCAGGCTTAGTTTGTTTAGGTTTGCTACTAATTTTTCACCATCGGAACACTTGAAATATAAGTGGCGACCACGCTCGGTTTTGCCATTCCAACTGTAAGCACCAGTCAGTGCTTCAACAGTTTGAGGTAATTCATATCCAAGAATTTCTTGAAACTTTTCAAAAGACTCTATACCGCCAGAGCGTGGGTCAACATCAATTACAAAAAATCCAGATTTTTGGCAGACCACGCCAACATTATTTTCTGGAGTATTTACCCACCAAGTCTTTACTTTGTTTTCGTCAATACTGGACTCAACATTCCAGTTTCCAATGGCTGGGTGCTTGCCTACATCTTTTGGTTCGGTATGAGGACTACCGCAAGTACAGCGACCACTGTTATTGATTCCATAGCATGGCAGTATGTACCAATCATTTCTGGCATACCAAGTAGCACCGCTCAGCAGTTTCTCGGTGTGGGTCTTTTCCTGTGAAGACACTAATGCCAGTCCTCTCCAAATTCGTTGTAAATCAAACTCTACACACGTTTTTCGGGGAAGGCAAATAGGCTCTCCAACCAGTGCGTTGAATAATTTTAGCACGACCAATTCAAATAATACTTTTATGTTCTAGGTATAATTGAAGCAATGCTATTTTCATAGAACTGGAAAATCCCTTGGACGCTCTCTCCACCACATACACAGTAATTGGTATCCTGCTAGGCATTGGAGGACTGGGCTACGGGGTTAGTCGTATATTCAAGTTTATAAATCGCTTAGCCTGTGCGGTTGGAGCAGACAAAAATGGCAGGACAATATCAGACCGCCTAGAGCGCATTGAGCATCAGTTATGGCCCAATGGCGGTTCATCTTTGGCAGACAAAGTAAATCACTTAACTATTGAATCCGCAGAAACAATTACAGATGTAAGATTTATAAAAAATATTTTGGTAGCAAATTTCCGCATTGACCCAATTGAAGAAGATACAACAATTGCTGAAATAACACCAAAAATCAGAAAATCAAGGGCTAAAAAAGTTTCCTAATAAAATCTAATAAAGCAGCATTTTTGTTGCTTTTATAGTAGAGTTTCTAATGACATAAACATTTACGAAAGGATTGTTATGTCATTAGCGAACGCAAAGCAAAGTCAATTACTTTGCAAACTTGCTCGCCTGCTGTCTGGTAATTTATTAAATTCCGAAGATAAACAATACATTATAGAAATACTAAACACCCCTCTTGATGACCCATACAGAATCACTAATACGGTTCTAGCAAAGGTACTAAGACAAGAGGGGTTTGACATTTCTTCTAGGACTATTGATAGGCATAAAAATCAAGAATGCACTTGCTACCGAAAGGTCAATAAATAATGAGTATTAAAGCCCGCCTAGAAGACTTGGCATCACCAGGAAAATCAGGCTCAGATATAAAGGCACTAAATACTCCAGAACAATGGCGCTCAAAAATGGATGTTGATGATAGGTCTGGTGGCTTCATCATCTCTAAACCAAGACCTGCTGGAGAATCAGTTGATTCAGTAGATATTCTTGAAGAGTTTGGTATGAATCCAAATGACTGGTCTGTGACTTCAGTTCGTAGAGGTAAGTGGCAGACCTATCACGGTGAGTGGCTAGAATCACTTCGTGTAAATATTATTCCTTCTGGAGTTGCTCAAAGCGAGCAATTAGATGCCGAAAAACTTATTGATGAAATTAAAAAATGGCGACCAGAGCGTGGAATTAAAACCGCAACTGGCTATGGCTCTTTCGCAGTTTTTCCTAGCGACCAGCAGATTGGTAAGAAGGCTGGCGGAGAGGGAACTCAGCAATCAATTGACAGAATTCTTTCTCTAACTGAAAAGTCTGTCCAGCGTTTTGAAATGTATCGAAAAATGGGATTAGGGCTAGGAAGCATTGTTCTTGGATTACCAGGAGACCATGTTGAGGGAAATGTTTCTCAGGGTGGTCGCTTACAGGGTGTAGCAGCATCAGACCTTGGGCTTACCGAGCAAGTACGAGTTGCTCGCCGTCTTCTTATGGCTCAAATCAAAGCCCTAGCGCCACTAGCAGAGCGTATGGTCGTTCCAGTAGTAAATGGTAATCACGATGAAGTTACTCGTCAGGTTGCTGCTGACCCAGCCGATGGTTGGAATGTAGAGATTGCTTCAGCAGTTCAAGATGCCTGTGCTGAAAACCCAGCACTGCAACACATTGAATTTCGCTATCCATCGTCTGGTCATCAAACTCTAACGGTAGATATTGATGGAACAATGCTTGGCTTGTTCCACGGACACCAAATGCGAGACCCACAAAAATATCTTGCTGGTCAGGCTGTAGGTCAAACCGCACTAGGAAATGCAGATGTCTGGGTATCTGGACACTACCATCACTTCAAATCTCTAGACATTGGTGACCGATTCTGGGTTCAATGCCCAACTACTGACCCAGGTTCTGAGTGGTTTAGAGACCGTGCTGGCTCAGCATCAAAGCCAGGACTTTTGACAATGGTTATTGGCGGGAACATTGACCCAAGAGAATTTATTAGCGTAATTCCAGTTAAGTAATTACTTAGTTTTCTTTTCTTTATCTGCTTTTTCAGCGTGATAAGCATTTACAGCATTTGCACTTGTGCGACTACGCCATTTGAATCCACAGTCTTCACACTCGACCATACGGGCTGTAGTCCAACGACCACCGCCTGGTAAGTCAATAATGTAAGTCTTTAGGCTTTTAGTTCTAGCAAAGCAACCAGGACATTGCGGATAGCGCCCACGCCTGTATTCCATACCATCAACATTTACTGATAGAGTCCTGCGAATACTGTCTTCATCTAGACCACCCCAGATGCCCCAAATCTCTTTACTTTCTAAGGCAAATTTTACG